GGTTTGGCTTCCCGCGGAAATTGCTTCCTTGGGTGCATCCGAAGCACGCTTTATCACAGGCCCTAGTCACACAGATTTGTATAACGCCTTCCCTGTACTTCCCGGGCCGTCTCGTGCCAGGAGCGACCATCCTAGCAAGAGCTTCATTTTCGGTCATAACCATTCCTGCCTTTCTTGGGTACTATTGTCAGAGACTCTTCTAGCGTCCACCCGTGGTCAAGACGCCAAGCAACTCTACCTGGATCAAGACCGTACCTTTCAGCAAGCTCGATTATAGGGACCGTTTTCCCAGACACTAGCACAGTACGAGTACAGCTCCTGTTCCTAACCTGTTCTGACGGGGTTGCCCACCTGACGTTTCCGACCTCATAGTTTCCATGCCTGTTTGGGAATCTGTCCAGCGTGTGTTTTGGGGACGGCATCCTTCCTACATCGCTTAGAAACGTAGGGAAATCGTTCCACCTGCTGCATACGGTTACGCCAACCGCACCATACGCTGCGTACTTCTCACAGTTCGGGTCATTGCATCGTTGTCTCATAGCCCTCCAGTGTGTATATTCTGGTAGATGCTTCATCCCGTGCTTGAAGTTCTTGGCGGACACTATTTCCCTTCTGAGACACCCACAGCTTTTAGTGTTACCTGTTCTTACACTCTTATAGATGACCACAACTTCCTCACCGCAATCGCAAACGCACAAAACTCTCCTGCTGCCTCGGTATGCGGCCACCTCTTTGACCACGGTAAGGCGACAATACCTTTGTCCTATGATTACTGGCAGTGGGGCTGGCATTAGCTCATCTCCTCTTGCGGCGGGTTCCCGGAGCCACCATTCTGCTGAGAGCTTCCTGTTCGTTCATGGCAGTACCTGTCCTTCCTCTTCCGTTGGCTTCTGAACCCACCAGCTCCAGGGCAGGCCCATCGGCTCGGTTACGAGATAGACCATCAGGTTGTTCTGGTGAGCAAAGTCATTGACGACGAGCTGGATGTTCGCACCCCAGCCGCCGTATGGCTCGCCCGGACAGATGTAATCGTGCCCAGCGAGGATACCCCCTGGCACAATCAGCGGCCACCAGCCGAGGATGTCTTCGTACACCCTGTCCGGTCGGTGGTCTGCATCAAGATACACGAAGTCGAGATTTGATAGTACCAGTCGAGCTTCCATGCTTGCCATGCGAAGGATGGTGACTCGTTCCTTGGGGAATGTAGCCATGAGGGACCGGGCTGCCATCTCGTCGGCGGCTCGGTCTCCGATGGCTGCTGGGTCGGTGGCGTCATAGTTCTTCATCCAGTGGTCAACGCAGTAGAGTCGTCGTCCAGGCCAGCCGCTGAGGAACTCGTAGGCGAACTGGCCGCGGTGAGTTCCAATCTCGGCAGCCACGCCCACCAGCCCCTTATGGGCGAGATGGGCTCCGAAGCTCCGACGGTCGCTGAAGCTCGCTTGCAGTGTAGGCATAGTTCTCCCTCCTTGTGGTCTCAAGCCCCTTCTGTAGATTCGTGTCCTTACGTCCCTTGGTTTTCCGCTTCTTGTTCTTGCCGCTGTTCCTGGGTTCCCCCCTCGTCGCCTTCCGACGCATCGCCATTGTAACTCCTTCTCAGCTTCTCGATGTCAGTGGCCAGCAGGCTTCCCAGCCTGTGGTAGTCATAACACTCCTTCGCGAGGTCCGAGAGCACCTCCTGCTCGATGGGATTGTAGTTGTCGATGGCCCGCTGCACACACCTGCGGACATCTCGGAAGTCGGCCTGGTCGGGCAATCTCACCAGGTTGTCATCGATGAACGGCAGCCGCTCATCCGCCGGCAGGTTCGTGATGACCTTGCAGCCGCAAGCCGTGGCTTCGATTATCTTCCGCAGGGCATAGCCAAAGATGCTACTCGTACATACGGCCACCTTGTACCCGCTTAGCGTCCTCAGATACCCTGGCGTATGGCAGCCTTGCCGATGGTAGCCCGGATGGTTGAGGAAGTCGCAGTTGTCCATGTTGCCGCTGTAGGTGAAGAGCTGGGTCCGCAGGGGATAGAACTTGGCACTGATGGCTCCGCTCACCAGAGCCTTGTTCCTGCGGTCGCTGGCTCGGTACTCCGGCACCAACGTCTTGTCGATGCTGTGCCAGGTGCGGACGCAGTGCTCCAGTCGGATATACGGAGCGACGTGCTTGACGATGCGTGGGTGGTAGTAGATTATCCAGCCGTGGCAGCCTATCTCGTCGGCCGACTCCCGATGGTACTGTGGCTTCTGATGGGCGTCCTTCAGAATCGTCATCTTGAAGATGCATGGGTCTCGCTTGAGGTGGTGCAGCCCCGTGAACCTGGCAGCCGGGTCCCTGAAGTCCCCTGGCTGCACGTCCCACTCCCTCTTGTCCTGCATCACCACCACGTCTGGCCCGAGCCGGCCTGTAATGCAGCCGCAGCACGTCTCCAGCATACGTCGCTCTTCTGGGGAGAAACCTGAGCCCGTTAGCAGATAGCCCGCGGATTCCAGCCCAGCGAATATCTGCCAGCCCTCGTCTGTCATATGGTCCCTCATCGAGGAGACTGCCATTCCCACCTTGCAGCCTACCTCAGAGGGAGGGCAGAGATAGTCGGGGGCAGGCAGCTCCTCGATGATGGGAGAGGGGACAGACGCCAGGATGTCGTTTACGTTCATGGTGAGTCCTCCGTGTTAGCCGTCGTTCCTGTCGTAACGCTTATTCCTGCAATCCGCAGCCGTCAGGACATCAGGGAAGCCCCTGTCCTCTGGCATGGTGTCGATGTAGTGCTGAATCAGCCCAGACAGGTCCTTCGGTAAGCAGCGGCCACCAAAGCCCCTGCGGTCATCTGGCCCAGGCACTTCGGTATGTAGTGGTGAGATGCGGCCGTCGAGAAGCATCCCTTCGTGGACGGCTCCCCAGTCAATGCCCAGGTGGTCCGCGAAGGACCGCAGCTCGTTGAACGCGGCAATCTTGACGGCGAAGAACGCATTCTGAAAGAGCTTGATAGCTTCGGCCTCGTTGCTGTAGGTTGTCATCACGGGGGTATCGGGATAACGTCGAGCGTAGAACTGGAAGAGGTTGTGTCGGTGCATCTTCTCTGGTGGTATCGTCATCCCATCCTGGACCGGCAGCCCCAGGATGTTCACCTTCGGGAAGTTGGCATCGTGATGGGCATTCCGCTCGGTCAGGAACTCGGGGGAGTACACCAGCTGCCGGAGCTTGTACTGCTGCTGCATCCGCTTCGTCGTTCCGATGCCCACCGTGCTCTTGAGCACGAGCTGATAATCCGAGTCCTGAACGACATCGAAGAAATCGTCCAGGGCCGAATAGTCGAAGGCTCCCGCGTGGTCAGCTGGAGTCGGCAAGCAGACGAAGATGAGGTCCATTGCCAGAGTGTTCTCCAGCGTGTGGACAGCCTTCGCTGGGTTCTTGTCCCAGATGCTGACCTCAAGGCCGAAGTCCATATGAGCGTGAGCCAGGGCAGAGCCCACCACCCCATTGCCGATGATGCCGATGGTTGGCATCTTCTTGATTTCAGTGCTTGCCATCGGTGCCTCCTTTGGGGCTACAATCGGAGATAATGCGGTCAAGGATTTCCTTCGCTTCTTGAATCTGGTTTTCAACAACCGCCGCCGCCCAGAAAGACAACGCATTGAGTCTATCCTTTCGCTCACCACAATGGCAAGGTCTCCCCAACCAGGCCGACACCCGCTCCGATGTAATCCCTGCTTTCGCGAGTGCCATCTCCACCATATCGCCGGCTCCTAGCACTGTCTATCTCCTGTGTCCCAGCCACCTAGAGCCCACCCCCTCCCCACCCCCCCTAAGGGGGGTAAGAGTGACGTACAGGTGGAACGGGGCTTGAGGATAGGTGTTTCGGCTTCGCCTGTTGGGTCAGCCTACTATGTCACCATTCTTTGGTTGAGTCGGAGCCCTAAGCCCCTGGACCGGGACGCGGGGGTACTTGTGTAGCATCAACTAGCTACTCGTTGCCCGGAAGACTCAAGCCCGTGGTGGGGATGCCAACCCCCACCCCATCTGTCGGAACCAAGGCGAGATGATGTTACCCTATCTTCATCTCGAAGTCAATAACCCGAGCGGTGAATATTCCGGCCCGTACCAGCAGGGCGAGAGCATACCGCTTTCATTCGGAGGCTTGCCGTCTTTCGTGATTGTGGTGATTTCCCCGGTATGCTGGAGTAAGCTCGGAAAGTGGACGTACTCCTTGCATTGCCGTTGGTGACTGAGAGCTTCGACAACCGCCCCATCTATGTTCCGATACCCTCTCGTTGGGTCCGTACACCTCCGCACGTTGCCCACGAACGACAATACTTCCCACACTGCCTCCCGGTTGAAAACCAGGCCGAGAGCCCCCTTGCCACCTTGATTGGCGAGATACCATCCTTCGATGGGTTCGTTCTCTACCTTCGGCACAATCCGCCAGTTGTCCAGGGCCGTATACAGATTCCAGTATCCCCACGGTCTCCTCGGTTCTCTGGCCCCATCGGGATAGGGGCAGCGTTCCAGGTACTCGCGGAGATTCGCACAGCAGGTGAGGTCATCCTGAAACATGGCGAAGCGGTCAGCCTCTGGGTTGCGGATGTGCAGCTCTTGCAGTCCGAGGAACCAGTTGCCCCAGGCATGAATCTGGGGATAGCGGCAGGTGACTTCGAGCCCCGTGTTCTCGATGATGAGATGGGGGCAGCCTTGCCAGGGCGAGTGCAGATGTTGTGCTCCATCCACGAACAGCCTCGGCTTGTCGAATCCTGCCCTTGCCAGTGATGCCAACGTCTGGGGAAGATGCGTCTCCAATCGCTGGGCACAGGTGGTGACGCCATAGACCCACTTAGGCTGGCTCATGATTTCCCCCAGAAGTTAGACGATATGCAGGAAGATGTAAGCCTTGCTTGCTGCTGTGCCCGTGGTCTGCTGGAGCGAGATGGTTCCATCGGCAGCCACGCTCAGAGTGAATACCACCTTGCCCGTTCCTGTACCCTGCGTCCAGCTGAACGAGCCACCGAGAGGAATGGGACCGAAGGCCATGTCCATCGGGGCGAAGCCGGTTATCTGCCCGATGCCGACACCACGAACCGCAAAGGTTGCCTTGTAGCTGCCATGATTCACTGGCGGGCTCGTGGGAACGGGATTCACCTCCCAGAGGACGTACCTGGAGACCATCTGTTGGCTCGCTGATATTACTAGCTCGGTTACAGGCATGGTGACTCCTATGCCATGAGGAGGCGAAGGGTGACCTTGAGGGGACTGCTTCCCCCTGACTGTTGCAGTGTCATCGTACCATCAGCAGTCACAGCGAAGATGAGGTTCCACTTACCCTCCGTGAACGTTTGCGATTGCCCCGGTGTGAGAACTTCGAGGTCGATGGCAAACGGAGAGAGGCCATCTGCTGTACCTATACCCCATCCCCTGACAGCGTACACCACCTTGAATCGGCTATCGGGGTAGAGCAGTGGGGCCGCTGGAACAGCATCGACGTGCCATTGGAGGTCATAGGAGGGAAGCCGTTCGCCAGGAATGTCCTCTGCCATGTTTCCCCCAGAGGTTAGCAGTAGACAGTAGCTCGTAACATCATTTGAGGAGCCGAGCCGCGTTCCTGCCCATAGAAGGCGATGGTCGTTCCGAGCGATGCCCTGCCGATGAGATACCGAGTTGTCACACCAGCCGCCAGGTACTCATCGAGCTTCGTCACTCCAGGGATAAGGTCAGCACCGCCTACACCAGAATACTCTTCCGAGGAGATTGCATTGGATGCTTCGGTGGTCGGTCCTGTACCGATGCTCAGAACCCCAACATCAGTGGAGTTCTGGTTCTGTATCGGGCACTGCCCACGCCACGACACCTGATCCTCTCCCTTAATCGAGACAGTGCTGATTTGAACCGAACTTATCTGCACGAAGGTTGTACTCGTCGTGGTGGTATTTGTTGTGGTTCGGTAAATCAGATTGTGAGGCTTCTGGTTGTACAGGTTGACGATGTACCTTCCACTCTCGGCATCCTGGGTCTGGCCATTGCTGGTGGTATAGATGCAGCCGATGAGCTTGCCCTGCTTGGCCTGGATGGAGGTGATGCCCCCTGAGCCCATGACGATGTTAGCGTTGTTGACATCGACCCCATCCTGAAAGCCCAGGGCATCGGCTCGGGTAGTCAGGTTCGTCCACTTGTTACCGAAGCGAAGCTGGGGCGAGCCGCTGTTGTCCACCAGGAAGATGTCATAGATGCAGCTTCCCACAAGTTGGAACGTGGAGGCTTGACTCGCTCTCGTGTTGCTGGAGTTGCCAGCCATGACGAAGGTGGTAGACCCGGTAATCTTCAGGATGCCGAACCCTGAGAAGTCCGTCAGCATCACCCCGGTCGGGAACATGCCCGGCACGAGCTGCGTGGTGTCTCCTGTCAGCATCGTTACGTTGGGTGAGCCGCTGGTATAGCTGAAGTTGTTGCTGGCGGTAGTGACGCCGATGGTCAGGTCAGAGCCCAGCGAGTATTCCGTCCAGACGGAGCCATTGTAGGTGGTGTACTTGTTCCCCTGATAGGCGGTCAGGTAGAGCGTGGTAACTGCTGTCTGGTCTGAGGAGGGAATGGCTGTGTTGGTCACGGCACTCAGGCGACCGTGCAATCGTCCTGGGTCCGCAGCTGTGCTGGTGACGCTGATGAGAGCCCCGGCTGGCAGTACCCAGGGGTCCTCGGGTTCCTGTTGCCAGAGGGCCATGCCGACAGGGGAGGTGTAGTTCTGGAGTGTGCGAAGGTTGACAGCATCACGAGCGTTTACAGGGTCAATCAGATTGTGGATGGCTGTGGTATAGGAGGAGACTGCTGGCCCTGCTCCAATGATGATATGCGGAGTCTGTCGAGTGCCGATGTAGACAGTACCAGTGGTGTCGCTGTCTGAGTAGCCGCAATCGATGTATACGGGTCCACCAGGACCGTCATAGTTGGGGATGCTAATGTCCTCGCAGCCAGAGCCCCCCTGGAGATAGAGAGCACCGCCAGCAATGTTCGTTGGAGCACCAAAGCCACCTGTAAACTGGCCAGCGTTGCCAGCTTGGATTACCATGTTACCGCCAGCACCTACTGCACCTGATGTACTGGCGAAGTTATTACCGCCGTTACTCCCTAGAAACTCCATATTACTGCCGTTACCGGCATTTAGAATGGAAGTAGTGGGACCTCCCACGCAACCCTGAACAAAGAGAGCATCGGCTGGGTTATTGGCAGTTGAGGCAGAGGGGAAGTTTATACGCTTGACGGCTCCATTGCCCGAGGTGAAGGAGATGTTGCTGGTGATGTTGGTTCCGTCTGTCGTCAGCGAGGAGATACTGCCGAGTGCCGTGGCCGATGCCCAATAGGTGAAGTGGGTCGCTGTGCCCGAGCCAGAGGGACCGCCACCACCTGAGCCGCCTGGGGGAACGGTAGGGCAGGGGAAGTCCTCGCGGTCGCTGTCGCTGTCCGCGAAGACATTCCACATCGGAATCTGGCCCATCTTCACGCTAGTGACGAGGCCAAGATTCAGACTGCCGCCCTTGACGTACTCGGACATAGCTCACCTACCTGTCTACGCCAATCTCGCCCTCGGCCTCGAACGTGAGGCTCGTGCCGGCCGATGCACCGCCCACCAGGAAGTCCGTGTTATCGAGCCGCATGTAGCCATACCAGTCATAGGCATCGTTCGCTGCTACACTCTTATCGTAGCCGATGACCTCGGTGCCTGCGGCATTGGCACCTGTGGCCCCCTTGAAGAGCCGGAAGGTGACGGCACCCGCTGTCTTGTTGACGATGCGGATATGCTTGAGGATGAAGTACAGGTTCGTACTGTTGGCTGGCATCCCGACGCCACCCGTGGTGGTGCCAGGATTCAGGATGTTCGTCGTGTAGGTTCCGGTCAGGGCAACCGGCCCGAACACTACTGGCTTGTTTTGCATGTTACGAATCTCCAAAGCTCTTTGTCTGTCCGCCGTACTTGATTGCGTACTGCCCCCACTGGTCCTGCGTATTGCGGGGAGTGTCGGTGCCCGTCGAGCTGTTGTTGACGGCCCTCACCAGGATTCCTTCCTTGAACAGCAGCTCGCCCTTGTACATGTAATCCCAGCCAATCTGGGAGAGGGGTGTCTGGTCTCCGACTGTGCCATTGCCACCTGATGGGTAGGGAGCCGAGCTGTTGGGGGAAGCACTCCCGACGTTGTAGAAGGTGTAGGTGCCACTGAAGTCAGAGACCAGAGAGGCTGCCGCCGTGTCGATGTCATTGGCATCTATGATGAAGCGGACGATGGGCCGGATGCCAGTGAGCATTCCAGGGCCACTAATCTTCGCACCGCTGCCGAGGATACCATTCTGCAAGTCCGAGGTGGTTGACAGCCCGTGAATCTGCAAGGTGGCGTCGAGATGCGATGTGTTGCCGTTTCGCCGGATGTAGTACGGCGAATCCATGTTGTCGGTCCACTGCGTCTGCGTTGGGTCAGTGATGGTGGCAATGACCCCATCGTAGTAGTAGGTGGGAGAGCCTGTGTCGTTGTACATCCTGACTCGGTAGATGTAGTAACCGCTGGCCCCTTCGACCGTGGAACCAGTCCAGTCAAGCAATATCTGATTGTTGCCGGGGGTGATGCTATCGAAGAACGCTCCACCAGGGCCGTGCTCTCCAAAGGCAGTGAAGCTACTCATAACGTAGCCGACGCCAGCCGTGCCTGAGAAGTCGAGTGACTGTCCAGGGTTCACCAGCGACAGAGCGGGAGTTGGGTAGCCGATGCCCGTGCTGCGACCGGCGACGAAGGCAGCGTTGGCTTTGATGTAATCCGAGTTGATGCCAAGGGAGGAAGTGCCCGTATGGTGAGCCAGCGTGTCGGCCGAGGCGTGGATGAATATCTTGTAAGGTTCGTTCTCCCCAAAGCCGACGAGGACGGTTCCGCCACTGCCTAGCGTGCGAGTGAAGGCGACGGTCCAGGTTGCACCCGACGTGCCACCAGTGCCGGCTGCTCCTTCGGCATAGTCCTCGGTCTGGTAGCTGATGTTGTTGCCAGTGGGGTCGATGCCGGACTTCTGGAAATACTTCCTGCCCTTGCCGCAATGCTGGTCCGCGAGATTACCCTGACCGGAGACCGTGTAACTCCAGTCGGGAATCGTGCCGCCCCCACCACCAGTGCCTGCTCCTGTTGTTGCCCACCACCTACCGAGCTTGTCCTTGGCAACTGTAATCCAGGTATCGGCAACAATCGTCGAGTTGGTGAGATTGTAGACTGTCTTGGCGAGGCCGAGGTTCGAGCCGCTGCCACCGACGAAGGGCTGAAGGTTCTCGTTCGTTGGGTTGCTGGGCGACAGCGAGATGAGACGATGAACGACGCACTCTGCCGAGCCGGGGATGTCACCATCCTTTGCCCCTGTGCCAGTGCCCGGATGTGTGAGAGCAGGGATGCCACCAGCCGGCGTCAGGGCAACAAAGAACTCGGGAGTATCACCCAGGTCTGGTGGAGGGGCAGGGCGGTTGAGTGTGCGGCCCTGGGACTTCCTAACGAAGTTCACCACGCTCTTGAGGATACTAACGTCATCTTCGGTCAGGGCATAAGCATCGTCTGCCACGGCATCCTCTGGGGGAAGAGTTACTCAGGGTACAGGGTCAGGAATGCCTCGGCCCCGCCTGGGCTGTACAGCCGCAGGTAGATGTCATAGGCTGGCTGGAAGCGACAGTCCTCACCAGGGGGAACGTCGATGAACCGCAGGGGGATTTCCTGCCCGTAGTTCTGGCCGATGCTGATGGTGTGCTTGTCTGGCTCGTCGATGCGAGGGTCGCACCTGTTCTCCAGTTTCAAGTAGCCGACTCTCTTGAGCCAGCCCAGGTCCAGCGGAATCCACTTGTCGGCCGGCACCTGGAACCATCTTGCGTAGGGTTGCTCGACGGTCTTGAATATCCGCTGGAAGTGCGAAGGTGAACCCGTAGGGCCGAGCTTCGGATGCTCGTAGTACATCCTGTCCACCACGGTCATTCTGGCCGCGAGGACTTTCTTCGGCTGGTCGGGCCGGCCCCGGTTAATCAGGGCCGTGTCGATGAGCTGTTGTATCTTCGGGTTGTCGGAATGGGGAAGACCGTTCTTCGCGGTAATCTTGCCGGATGCTGGGATGTCCTTCTCTTCCATGTTTCACCTCACTTGTCGTTAGCTTCGACCAGTCCCTCGATGGTACGGGCATTCGCCCGCAGACGCAACCTATCACCTGCTGTGGCTGTGTGAGTACCCGTGCCTGTGCCCGAGCCGTATTCGTAGCCGAGCCAGCGGGACAGGCGGACGATGTAGCTCTCACCTGCCAGGAACTCCAGCATCGGGTAGAACTTCTTCGTAACCGGGTCCCAGATGCCGGCCTCCAGGTAGTTCGTGAGGTCGGTGTCCACGTTCATGATTCGACACAGCCCTCCGAGATTCTGAAGCTGGGCGAGGCTAACATCAACTCCCGATGGTGACACGATGAGCGAGCCAGGAGTGGGGCCGGATACGCCAGCGACATCGGCTCGAAAGGAGGTGGGCTGCGGAACCCAGACCTTGTTGCCGAGTCGGAGGGTTACGCTACTCTGGACCGTTGCTTCATTGGACATGACTCACCTTAGAAGGTTATGGGAATCCCCAGGACGAGGAAGTTCGTTGGCAGATAGCCGACGAGGTGAATCTGCCCAGGCGGGGAGGCTGGATATGTCGTTGAGCCAATCTTGATGTCTACACCCGACGGATTGCCCTGACCGTCGAGAATGACTGTACCCGAGTCGCCGTTCTTGTCCTTGAACCTGGTGAAGTGGGCAGGGTTCGTGTTATCAGCAATGACAGGTGGGAACAGGGAAACGTAGTCGATGACGTAAGTATCCGTATTCACGTCCCAGGTTCCCTTGAGGCACTTCGTACCCTCATCCAGAATGTCCCGCTCCCAGCCATCCACGCGAACATCGAACTCGAAGGTGCGGCTGTAGTAAACGGTACACAGGCCATAGAACTTTCTTTCCCAGGAGATGGACGAGCACTTGATGGTCTGGGCTGCCTGTCCCCACAGCGGGGCATCGTTCAACTTGTCCTGCATGGTGGCGAGCAGGTCTAGCTCCAGCACTGGCACGTTCTGCTGTATCTTGACACTCATGCGGTTGCGGTCGAACTCCGTCTGCGGCCCTTTGATTCGCTCGAAGGACGAGGTGACGATGGGCTTGCCGAACACGTCAACCGACAACTCTTCCTGGTACTTGACGAAGGAACCGCTCACCTCCTGCGGCTTGAGTAGCGGGTCGTCAATCTGCTGGTCCTTGCACCTCTTGTCATCGCCCTTCGAGCTGAACTTCGTCTCTACCTTCCAGAAGATGTTCGGCTCGTTCTGAACGACGGGATTGACCTTGCGAACCATCTTGCAGGTTACCCAGGTTCCACTGTCGGCATCGAAGCCCCATACGTCACCAGGGATGGGCAGCCCCGGCGTCTGCATGATGGTATCCGGCCCCTGCCCCGAGTTGTCCGCCATGACGAGATGCTCGATGTAGTAATCGCGGTATCCCTCCTCGTCCCGCTCACCATGCCACGTCAGGGGTCCAAGAATTGCAGGCATATCAGTCTCCCAGCTTCGCCGGGTTGAGTCCTGGGTTGTTCTTCGGGTCTGTGTTGTTCACCACCTGCTGGAGTGCCTTCAGCATCTGGAGCTGCATCTCGTTGACCACGCCGTTACCGCCCTCCAGCTTGTCGATAGCTTTTGCCAGGTCCTTCTCGTTGGGGGCTGGTCCTGGCTTCGGCATCATCACTGGTGGGAAGTTGAGTCCCCCGAAGCCAGCCATCCCTGGCATATTGACTCCAGGGACCAGTTCCTTGCCACCACCCATACCCTCTCTGAACGCACCGAAGATACCGCCGATGGCCGGGGCCATGTCCTGAAAGCCGGCCACCATCTTCTTCGCCTCCGCGAGCTTGCCTGCTTCGGCCGATACCGTTGCCTTCGGCTTGATGCCAGCTCGGTTCAGCTCGTTCGCCACCGCCGCAGCATCCTTGGCAGCCTGCAACCCATAGGCTTGCATGGGAACGTTGGCAGCCTTCTCGATGGCTCCCGATTTCGTCTTCTCGATGTCCACCATGCCCTGGGCATTGAACTTCACACCGCGATTGCGAGCCCAGAAGTCGCCGGCTACCTTCACCTCACGCAGCCGGTCCTGCTCGTTCTGCTTCGCTACGTCCTCGGCTTCCTGTGCCTTCTTGCTCTTGCCCTTCTGCTTGCTGGGGCCGAGAATGCGGTCCAGGTACTCCGCATAACGCTTGCTGGCATCTGCCGAGTTGTACAGGGCCGCAGTCACCTGATGGATATGATGCTCGGCTGTCTTGGCAGCCTCGGCCTGGATGTCGATGTCGAGCTTGTTCTCCTTCGCCGCTTTCTTGGCAGCCTCTTCCTCCTCCGCCCGCATCCGCTCAGTCACCTTGATTTTGTTGCGGGCGAGGTCTACATCGACTCGGGCATCCTTGGTTGCAGCAGATTCGGTCACCTTGAACGCATCCGCCGCAGCCTTTATCTTGTCCTTGAGTAGCCGGCCGTGTAGTTCGGTGCTGGCCTTCGCCTGCTTCTCGGTAGCCTCCATCGTCTGTGCTAGTACCTCATCGGACATCGCACCTGCGGCATTGGCGAGCTTGGCCTTCTGCTGTTCGGCAATCTTGTCAAACTGGATACCAGCTACCGTAGAAACGTACTCCCAGGCTGCTTGGAATCCCGTCTTGATGAAGGTCCATAGCGGCTCCCACAGGTCCTTGATTTGATTGATAGCCAAGGTGAAGCCGGCCCGTAGCAGCTCCCATGCACTAGGCATATCGTTCTTGGCAGCCTTGAGAACATCCTGGAGTATGTCCCACCACTCCTTGAAGAGACCAGTGATGTGCTTGACGGGGGCGAATATCTCCGGTAGGTCATTGAGTACGTCAATCAGGCTGGTGGCAGCAAGCCAGACGGCTCCCACGGCTGCGACGATGTAGATGAACCCGGCAGCCGCCAGAGCTACGGCAGCGATGAGCAGGTAGAACGCGGCAACCAGGGCAACGGCTGCCATGACACCACCTGTAGCGAGTCCAATCATGATGCTCAGGGCCGCGTTGAACAGCCAGACGGCCACCTTCGCTGCTATCACAGTTATTGACCAGAGGAGCAGGATGCCATTCCAGATTATCCAGGCGGGGATGTTTATTAGCACCTGCGTGAGCACGAATATCAATCCGCTGGCTATCATACCCAGCAAGACGAATACAGGTGACATGACAATCTGGAGCATGGAGAGGATGGGTAGCAACGCCAGGAAAGCCGCCGTGACGAGGAGTATGATACCAACAATCTTCTTCGTCTGCGGCTCCAGGATGCCGAAGTTCTTGACGAGCTTTGTTAGCCAGTCCACCACAGGCATCAGAGCTTCGGTTATCGTCTCCCCAAACTGCTTCTTGACACCAGCCACCGCCATCTCTAACTTCTTCATCCTTCCTTCGGCACTGTTCATCAATTCAATTTGCGTCCGCTGCCCCTGGTTGAAGAGGTCATTCACCTTCGTCTGGAGCTGCGTATGGTCCTTGATACCGCGGAGTGCAGGTATCATGCGGGTCATATGCATCGCCAGCTCGGTGTTGCCACTCTGCAAGGCAGCGACGAACCTCATGGCAGCGTTGGCATCGACACCAGTGGCCGCAGACAGAGCCAGCGACCGCTGCGTTGCCATCATTGCCGCGTCACCATGCTGGCCCATCGTCTCGGCTGTCTTCAGCAGTTGCATCGACTCCATCTTGGAGACGTTCTGCGTGTCCGCCAGCCTCGCGGAGAAGGCTTCGTACTTCTTCATGATTTCATCGACTGGCCCACCATTGGACTCGACGGCAGCCTTGAGCCGGATGCTGGCCGTCTCCATCTGGCCGAACGACTGGAAGGCTGTGCGGGCGATGCCAGCGATGCCAGCCGCACCCGCAGCTCCGACAAGCCCTCGCATGAGCCCGCCACCACCGAAGCCGCCGGCTCCTGCCCCGGCCCCAGCTCGCATCTGGGCTTGCAGATTGGCAATCTGCTTCGTCAGGGCTTCGACGGTACGATTGGCCGCAATGGTATTCCGCTGGGCTTCATCGAGCATCCGCTTGTATTCGGAGCCCTCGCCCGTGAGCTTCACCACCAGTCGTTCAATCTCAGTCGAATCTGCCACGGCGTTCTCTTCTCGTCTGTTCGTCCGCCTGGGGAGGCGGAGGGGGGTTACGGTTCGGTCTCAGGGGCATGGGCCGGGGCGGTTGTCTCTTGAACCGTTCCACCTCGGTCTTGGCCTTCTCGATGCTCTCCTTCGTCCAGGGCTTCGGCAACTGCGGACCTATCGGCTCCTGCCCCTGGTCCTCTGGGGAAGAAGCCACCACCGAGTCCTCAGGCGGGGGAACATCTGGAGATGACGACAGAGGCTTCTCGGTGGTGGTAGCTGCCTGAAAGCGAATCCTGTAGTCTTCATTCTGGACATCGCGGGGATTCTTGATACGGCCCCGCGTCACCTCGCAGGCAATCTGCATCAGGTAATGGTCGGTTCGGCTGGGCACGTTCCACTCCGCTGCAACCCAATCGACTGCCATCAGGTACTGCCTATGGCTCCATCCTCGCAAAGCCGGCCCCCACGGGTCTAGGCCGAAGGTTGCAGCAACACGGAAGAGGGAGCCGATTCCGTCAAAGGGCCGTTGGCTTCCTTGCGGTCCATCTCTTCGAGCTGCTGCTTGATTTCAGCCTGCCGGTCGAGCAGCTCCTTCTTCGTGGTGGGCTGGTTGATTTGGCTTATCTCCTTGAGCTTCTTCACCAGCTTATCGGCGACGGTCTCGCGGAGCTGGTTCACGAAAGCATCCCCCACGGGCTGCATCGGGTTGGTGTCGGTCCTGAGCAGGCACATCCCAAGCAGCAGGGTGTCGGTGTAGCCGATGCCCTTCAACTCGGACAGGTCACCTTTCGTGAACTTGGAGCAGGCAACGACGGCGGAGGTATACCGGGCTGCCTGCTCTCGGGTGGCCTCGCGGAGGATGTAGTCCTTGCCAGAGAGCGTCACCTTGACTTCAGTGAAGGCTCCGGCATCGGGGAAGTTCATGGGGCTGAGGTCGAACATGGGAACTCCTGCTGGGTAGAAGTTAGGATAGCTCATCGTCCAGCTCCAATCCGCTTGGCAGCCAGCCGACGAAAGATGGTGTAGAACTGGCCGAGTGACTCGAAGCTGTATTGCCGTCGTTCCTTCTTCGGGTCATCCAGCTCGGCGGTATAGCCATCTTCCGTGATGCAGACGAGGATGGTTGTGTCCTGGTGGAACCACTCGCCAGGGCCGACGAGCCGGAAGCCCTCCTTCCTGAGATGGGTCTCCAGTGCATCGGGGGTCAGCGGGGCGGTTGCCTGTTCTCGGGTCATATGCCACCTTGATAAATCCAGAAGAGGCGGGGTGCCCAGCCGTGGCGACGAAACTGAGCCGGCAGCGGAGAGTCACACTGCCCCCGCCCCTCCTGGTGACGAACTTAGGTCAGTGGGGCAGCAGCGAACGCCGGTCCTGCCTCAACGTTGTTGGTGTAGTCCCAGTTTGTCGGGCTCACCGTACACTGTCCTTCGGGCATCTTGCCCTCTTCCATTTCGTCAATCTCGAACTTCTGGAGGAAGCCGTAGAAGCACTCCGTGCTGTGGTCAGGGAACGTCTCGGTGATGACGCAGGGCAAGCCTATCTGGGCGTGGATGCCCGTGAGAACATCCGGGTCGAAGGCTGCCTTGAACGTCATATCCGTCATCGTGATGAGCTGCCGAGGGTAGAAGGTTCGCCACCGCGTATTGTGCATCGTGGTGGTGTCAATCTTCTCCATCGCATCGTAGCCAGCCGGCTTGATGGTCTTCTCCCATAGCTGGATGGCTGGGTTGTCCGAGAACGTCACCAGAGTCTTGAACCCATCGGGCATCTTCCACCCGCTGGGTGTCACTCTCGGGGTTGGGGTCGGAGCCGCCATGTATCCTCCTGGTCAGGTTATATGCTGGGATGACACTTGGTTGTAACGTCGCCCGTCACAGTGCAAGCACGGATAGCAAGCCGTTGATGGTGTGCAGAGACCTCTTGCTTCCGGGAGCATCCTTGCCGAGATGCAGTGGTGACTTGGCACTCGCATTCTGCACGTTGTATTGAGCAGAGCCTCCCCCAGCCAGGGGCAACGTTACTACCTCCTGATAGACCTGCTCAGTTAAAGCCGTATGAATGGCATCTGCCTTCGCCCAGCCCGTGAGCTGGTCGGTTGAACGCACTCGAATCTGGAATCCGAAGTGGTGAAACATCTCTCCCCGAATCATCTCACGCCCGTCCTCCTGCGGAGTCGTGTCGTAACAGGTGATGTGATTGTCAGGCACCGTCGGCTCGCCATTCACCCGCACGGGCCAGCCGGTCGGGGAGAGAGGGTCGGGGTCAGCAGCAGCATCACACTGCTTGATGTCCACCAGAAGCTGTGCCAGGATGTCGGCAGGGCTGTGGCGGAAGGGATTGCTCATGGCTTCTTCCTCGGCGTCGGAGGACGAGGCGGCGGAAACGTCGGCGGTGGAATCGGCTGGTCGGGAAAGATGATGGTGAAGGCCGAGCCAATCAGGAAGCCGTACTCCCTGGGCACCAGTCGCTGACTGTCTCTCTGCAAGGCTAGACCAGCTCCTAGCAAGGCTATTTCCATCGACTTCTTCTGCTTGATTGCCCTGGAAATCATCTCACCATACTTCTTGCCGTTCTCGCGTGCTGGCCGCTCCAGGAACTTCGGGCCGGCCCCTGATGGTCCCCAGTACACGCCCAGGCCACTCGGCCGGGGCTGACCAGCGAGCTTCATCTCCATGTTCTCATGCACGAACAGGGCATAGAAGGCGGTATAGCCAACGATGACGCTCACCTCCCGAGAGGCTTCCTTGGCCTTCGCGGATAGCTTCTCCAGGAGCTGCGTCATTCGCTGGATGGTCGGCATCAGTTCTCTCCCTTGCCGTGCAGTCGCATCAACATCACCTTGCGGAAGATGTTGCGGCCCTTGATGTCCTTCATGGGGTCGAAGCTCTTAACGTACATAATCTGCTCGTCGCTGAAGGCGGAGCCTGTGCCCAGCCACTGCGACAGCGTACCGAACCAGAACCAGCTTCCGATGGGCACGGGCATCTCCACCTGGGCACTGCCAGGCAGCGTGATGTTGTTGCCGTCCTTGTCTACCGTTTCCTGAAAGTCGGCCAGCTCGCGGACCCACACCTCGATGGGAGTCGGGGCGATGTTATGCTGCCCGTACTTGTCATAGCCTCCGGTTGCCAGCCAGACGATGGCTTTCTGCCAATCGTATGCAATCTCCATCTCGGGCACGTCACCATCTCCCTCGCCAGAGCTGGTCGATGACCGCCAGGGCAATTAGGCCAAGGACTAGGCCGATACACAGTAGAGCGAGCAACCAGTCCATCACGCCGGCCCCTGTCCTGTGCAGTAGCACGTTGGTTGAGCATCTGCTGGGCATTGACCCAGCCAGACTCCGCCAGCCACCTGTCGCTTGCCGATGGCCGTTAGCACTCCCGACACGTCCGCGTTGCACGCTGCCTTGCCGTACTCGTTGGCCTCGAAGCCCTCGCCCTGCTTTCGCTGGAACCCACCTGATGCCCCGCTCGTACTCTTGGACATGTACATCGGGTCCATGAGACAGTAGAAGAAGGCCGACAGCCACCTCTCCTGAATCTCTAGCTGGCTGGGGGCCGGCCCATCGGTATAGACGAAGCCGAGGTCCTGCTGGATGGGAACAGCCTGGTCGATGATGCTGCTGGCGATGGTGATGTACGGAGTCAAATCCGGGTTCGTCAGCAGGCCGGTGGTGTTGTCTCGCACGGCCCCATAGTTCGAGCCGAGGATGGCCTGTACCAGAGCGGGTATCGTTCGGATTGCCATAGGTCACCTCGAAGAATCACGGGGGAGAGTGCAGACGGTTGATGAGGCCCGGCTGCTCCCAGCGTACTCCCCCCGTGTCCCGACTCACGCCGAGTGAGCCAGCCGCACTTGGTTCCTCCGCAGGTGGGAGAGACAGGGACTCGTCTGCCTCTCACCACCCTGCGGGAGACCTGCACTGATGGCGTCAACCATCAGCACGCTCTTGATTCAAAGCCCTGCCAGGAAATCCATGACCCATCCTGGCAGGGCCGTCTTGACCCTGGCAACGAGCCAGGTCACCTGCAAAAGCCTAGAGACCACGGAGTGATGAAGGTTGTCGTCGTCCGTGTCTCTACTATCTCTTGCTGCTGTTGCAGCCGCTGGGCGAGCAGGAACGCCAGCAGGTTCAAATCGACAGACTGCTGGTAACCGAAGCTGCTCTGGTTCATCTGCGGGAACCCCGAGAAGCCAGAGCTATAGCCGCCCGTGTCGAAGCTGGAACCTCCGGAGAGACCCCAGCCAGGGAGCGTGGTGAAGCCGCCACTGAAGCTGCTGCCTCCCCACCAGGGGGAACCCCAGCCCCAGCCGCCCCATCCTCGGTTCCAGCCCCAGGGCCGACTCCAGCCCCAATTGCTGGCCCAGGGATTTCCCCACCAGCCTCCGCCCCAACCCCACCCTCGATTGAAGCTCCGTCCGCCGAAGGCGAAGCCACCACCGAAGGCGAAGTTGTTGGAGCGGAAGCCTCGGTTGAAGCCACCCCCGCCAAAGGCGAATCCGCTGCGGCCCCCTCCGAAGAGGCTGCCCCCAGCGAATCCGCCACCACCTGCAAAGTTGATGGAGTTGCCCCGGCCCCTGACAGAGATACGCTGAGCAGCGGCCTCGGGAACAATCACCAGCAACAGCAGGCTCGCCAGTGCAAGAACCCATCGAATCACGAGTCACCTCCTTCGAGTCACAGGTTGCTGGGTTATTCCTTCTTGGCCTGTGCCTTGTAATCGTTCAGATAGGCGAGGATGGCTTGCCCTTCCTCCGGGTTGAGCTTGTCGTCCTTCGGCATCTCACCACTGAGCAGCTTCTTGTAGACTTCCGTGAGCTGCTCTGTCGTCAACCGTAGCACTGTCTTCCCCTCCTCCTCGAAGAAGAACTGGTGACCCCCACCCTTCATCGTCTTGTCCGGCAGTAGGTCGCTGGCAGTCTTGTTATGGCACTTGGCACAACGGCTCACCAGGACCGAGAAGCCATCCTTGCCGAGGGGCTTGGCAGATGACTGCCCCGGTCTGGTGGGCTCGTTGCTCCGGCCAGGGATACCAGGGGAGGGCGTTGCACTCCCCTGGATACGCTGCACGGCTTCCAGCAAGATGTCCATCTTCGCTTCCAGCTTCTCCACGCGGGCCGTGAGCTGGGTGCTCGTCGTTGTCTGCACAGTTTGAACCGCCGCAACAGGAGTCTGCTGACGGATGGTGGCAGTGTCCTGTTGCACCGTCGTCGTCTGCTGGAGCTGCTGCGGCGGGGCCACGGCTTGCAACGATGCTACCGTACTCGTTGCGGTGGTTTGATACTGAGTCATCTGTCCAGGCGAGTAGCTGTTGAAGGCCACCGGGTAGGGAGTGTACACCGGGTAATACTGAGTCAGGTACACTGGCCGTTCGTAGTACCAGTATCCCGCACAATAGTTGTAACCCCCGTAGGAGCAGGCTCCGTAGTACGAGTAGCCCGGCTGGTAGTAGCTGGAGTAGTACCATCTACCATGAGCTTCAGCCACTGGTAGCAGAAACCAACACAGCCCGAGGGCCGCTCCAATCAGTAGCTTGCGAATCACTTGCCCACCTCCTTCTTGACTGGATTCGCCGTCTGAGTCTTGTACTCATCCGGCCATGTCGGGAATCCGCGGATGGCGAGTTGTGCCTTGTTATAGGCTTCGGTCCACTGGTCCCGACCAATCTTCTGACGGCGGGCCGCTGGGGAGACCCAATTCGCATTCACCTCGTCTATCGTCCCGTAGAGAAACAGGTTGAACTGGAGCGACAGTCGCAGCTCGTCCTCGGTCACTCCCACCTCCCAGGCAGCCTGCTTGATGTCGAGGGGCTGGTCCCAGGAATGAAACGTCTCGTACAGGTTCGCTGCGTAGACATGGGGCTCGATGCCGCACACCTGCTGGAGAGCCAGGGCATACTGCTGCTTGTCAATCTCCGCCGATACGTTGATGTCCGTCAGGTACAGGTCGCTGAAGTACGTCACCTCCTCTGGGGAGAAAGAGCTGAGCACGTTAGGACCAGGGCTGGCCCATAGATTGCGGAAGTATGGCTTGAATGGCTTGATGCCACCATTGCCTCTAACGTCATCATGGCAGTGCAGGCACACCAGGTCGCCCGCATGAATCTTGCCATCGTTGGTTGCTGTCTGCCTGTGGAAACCCACGCCATCGGGGGCTGACTGCTGGATGTTGCCATCCTTGTCGAACAGGGCATAAGCCCAGAAGCCATTGTCCATGCGACCGAAGGCACGGCTGGCATCGAACTGATAGGTCCTCGGGTCGAAAGTGGTGAGCGGATTCCTCCGACCGATGCCCCTCTGATTCACCTGGTCATAGGTAATCCAGGTTCCGTCGCCGCGTCCGTAGCGGTCGAACACGCGGGCTTGCTGGCTGATTCCACTCACAGACACTGCCTCTCTCTGCCGCGTCTGGGAGAAATCCGCCCTCACCACCTTTTCAAACGTCTTCTGGTCCTTGATGCCGAGCCAGGAGTAGTACCCAGCAGGACGGTCAAAGTCGATTGCCGTCTGCCATACGAAGTTGCGTGCCTCGATGATGGGCAACTGAGCTGAGCCGCCCATCGCCTTCACCAGTCCAGCCGCAGCCAGGACGTAGGGATTATCGGTTCCCATCTCCACCAGTCGCTGTGGGCTTTCCCCCAGAGGATGCAGGAGCCAGGGAGCCATTGCCGGGTTACGGTAGTTGCCGGCAGGGTAGCTCTTGCCTGTGCTGTCCTTGCCTGCGGGGTATGGCTTGCCGAGCTGAAACACGCGGAAATACATCTCCAGTCGCGGGTCCGATAGCTTGTCCCACTGTTCCCTTGTCTGGTGGATGTCGAACAGGTTGATTCTCATGAGGCTGAGCATAGCCCAGTCATTCGATTTCTCTGCCACCTGCATCTGTAGCCAGTGCTTGACCGTGCCATCGGCCAGAATCAGCAACGGACTGACGGGCCGCGTGCCCCTGGAGAGGAAGTTGAGGTGCCCGGCCGTTGCACTCCATGTCTTCCAGCGTTGCAGGGGAGTCGGGTCATCAATCCAGATGTAGGCTGTGTTGTACGCTTCCGCAGGTGACAGGCTCTGAATGTCCTGCCACGCGAGCATCATGACTGCGGAGGTTCGCTGGATGCGACCGGCCGGAGTCACCTTGCCCTGGGCAATCTTGGCAGGGTCAAAGATGGGAACCTCTGGTCTACCCGGCAACCCCTCAGTCGCCTTGACCGGAGGCCCCACCTTGGTCGGTTCGTCAGCGGTTGTCAGTCCAATCGTCATAGCTACGAAACTCACCAGGAACGCTGCTGGGTAGCGTCGGGGCATGAGCCCCCCTTACTGGCCGGAGTCCTCAAGGTCTGAATACGGGTGTCCCTGTCGCCAAGGAGACGAGAATCACAATCACCACGATGACCGAGCCGAGTACGATGACAATCTCGGCAACCTTCTTGAAAGGCTCGGGTGGGTCAATCCTGTTGAGTGCCCACCACAGGAGCCAGACGATAATGCCGGCTATGATAAGCCAGATTACCGCCTGCACAATGGCACCGAGCGGAATCATGTTCATCACCTCCTTTCCTGTTCCGCGTTGGAGTTACTTCGCCTTGCGTGCAGCCTGATGGTGCTGGATGGCCTGGACGAGCTGCTCCTTCGTCTTCGCCCCCCGCAGGTCGATTTCTTCTTCGGCCGCGAACTGGAGCAGCTCCTTCTGGCTCATGGACTCCAAGGTGGCGTCCGGCTGCGTCGGCGGGACCTTGCCGACAGGTGGCTGCGGGAGTCCATCCTTTGGCCCCACCACAGCGGGCTTGTCGGTGCCCGGAGCCCAGACACCTTCCTGCTGGAGCTTGAGCATCCGCTTGTTGAACTCTTCCAGCGTTTCCTTCGTCGGGTCGAAGGTGAGCTGGCTGATGGGAGCTGCCGATGTTTCTTCATGTTCCTGCACCCGCTCGAACTTCTTGGGGTACTGCGGGTCGCGGCAGTTGAACATCTCGCACAGGTCGAACTCTGACTCGATGACGGCCCCTGGTGAATAGATGACGTTGGCGGCGATTCGCACGCCGGGGTCAATCTCCACCAGCTTCCCATCCGGGCCGGCCTGCATCTTGGGTGGGATGGCCTGGACCATCTTGCCGCTGGGGTCAGGGGCAGCGTGCTTGCCGGCGAGCAATCGGAACTTCATGACTAATCCTTTCGTGCTGGGAACCGATGAGAGCCCGTACCACAGGGCTCAGCTACTTCTTGTGTCCATGCCCGTGAGGTGAAGCCGCATGGCCATGAGCTGCGTGAGCAGTATGACCGTGAGCGGTTTTGTGGGGCTCTTCTTTCGGCTCCTCCTTGACCGGCTCGGCCTTCTTCGCGGCAGCCTTCGCCTTCTTGTCTCGCAGCCCCCATGCCATGATGGAGGTGGCGGGATTGCCGCTGGGCTCAACGGTGTCGCCCGGCTGGAGGTCTTCCAGCTTGGCCGGCTCGCCGTTCAGTACCACCTTGCCCTCGACAGAACAGGATTTGACATCGACTGGCCAGCGGCCCTCGTTGCCTACCAGCGAGCCGAACTTCTCGCCCGCGATGTACTCGACTAGAATCATGGTGCCTCCGTGTGTTAGACAGGGAAGAGGGTGTGGGCGGTCTCCTCTTCCCTGGTGGTGAGACCCTGCCGCTAGGCCGTGGTGCCGTGCAGGATGCCGCAGTTGCCGTAGTAATCCGCCCGAAGCTGCGGGACCTGGATGCACATCACCTTGAAGTTGAGCTGCATCCCTCCCTTCGCTTCCCATTGAACCGTGGTGATGTCCATGCCGTTGACAGCACGGGCAACATCAGGGGTCATCTGAATCATGAGCAGCGTGAAGGGACTCGTCGCGGTGATGGTGACGCCCTCGGCACCGGGTGCTCCGTCCGTCGGCAGAGCCGCAAACAGGAAGTCGAGACGGCGTACATCCTGGATGCCCTCGATGCTCTTCAGACGCTCACGCAAGGTCTGAGTCGCAACGTTGCCACCAGTCAGGATGTAGTCATTGTCCATATACTGGTCCCAATCGTTGCTGTGGTACAGCATGAAGGGACCGTAGAACTTGTGCAGGTACAGGACATCACGCATCGCCAGTACTTGAGCGAGCGTGGTGGCTGCCGTCCAGCCGCCCTGAGTGGGCTTCGTGATGCTGGTGTAGGTCAGTCGCTGCGTGAAGTTGGTGTAGCCGTAGACCTGCGATGTACGGCCATAGCCGCCGACGTAGGTAGAGGCACCACCATAAGTGATGCCAGTGTTGTTGCCTATGGTCGTCTTCTCAATCGACTCGGCAACACGGCGTCCAGCCGCTTCGCCCATCGTGGTGTCTAGCGGAGTGCCCGTGTTCCTGCTCACCGCCAGACGACGGGAGCTGAACCAGAAGTCGCTGTGCGTGATGGGCAGGGGCAAGCCCTGGAGCTGGAAGAGCGGCTGATCGGTGCGGCCGTCCGTGATGCCGTCCATGTCAACGATGGCTTCACCAGGGTCGCTCATGGTCTCGTGTTCGAGAATGAGCTTGCTCATGGCGTTGAAGCCGCCGTAACTGTTGGCAGCTGCGAGGTCCTGCCAGGCACGCAGACGGTAGCGGGCAGCTCGCAAAACAACCTGGTCCAACTGAATCCACTCTTCCTTGCGGAGCGTGGTGGCGTTCATCACGGGAGTCATGATGCCGTTGTTAGCCAACTCCCGGATGGTATGGTGCTCGCGGACAGGTCGGCGTTCGCCCCTCTCCGTCGTCCAGCGGCCCGTATTGATGGTGACGGACGGCTGATTGTTCCGGTCGAAGTAGGGGCGAAGCATTCCAGGGTCGAACCGAACCGAGTCGAGCATCTCGGCCACCGGCCCGTATCCCCTGGAGTTGAGAATGAAGTCCTGAACGAACATTCGAGTGACTCCTGTGCTGGGGTTAGGTTCCTGGTGACTGAGTTACTGTCGCTGGACCCAGCCGAGCGTACCGCCGGCCACCTGGGTCAGAGTCTCCTGAACAATGAACGGGGTATCCTGCTCTGTGCCGGGGGCAGGAACGTAGATGCCGTCCTCGGCATCGTTTACCACTCGGTCTCCGATGGCATAGGTGTTGCCTGTGCCGGCCACCTCGCCCAGGCGGACGTTCATCTCCTCGCCCGCAATCGGGACGTAGGCGATGGCTCTGGTGCCGACGACGTAAGCCGTCTGCGGCCCGAAGCCCTGGTTACTATCCTCAAGCAGGATGGCTTGCATCACCTGCTTGCCGTCAGTGCCGGGAGCTGCGGCGACGAAGGTGGGGCGTCCATTACTGAACGCAGTGGCTGCCTTCACCTGCACGCAGCAGCCCGGCTTGCTTGTGTCCCCCATCACTCCCTCGATGAACTGCCCCTTGGGGTTGGAGGACAGGAGGATGCAGTTGCCCTTCATGTATCGTTCTCCGTGCTGGGGTAGTTTTGTGGTGAACCTCTAGCTCTGGGCCAGTGGCCCGTTAGCGTCGGCCGGCCTTCTTGTCCTCCTCGGCCCACTCTCTCCAGTTGATGGTCGGGGCTTCGAGCAGGTCATCGCTGGCCGAGTCGCGGTTCAGCGTGTTGGAGGTGCCCTGGGCTCCAGGGAACATCGGGAAGCCGGAGTCGTTGAACGTGAACTGGTCCTGCGGAGGAGGCGTCTGCTGACGGTTGCTCACCACAGGCATCAGTTCGAGCCGTTCCTGAAGCTGGCCCATCGACTCGTTCATCAGCTTGTTGCCGACGATGTTTCGACGGCGGGGGTCCTGCACGTTGGCAATGAGCCGAGTCACCAGAGCGTACTTGTTCTGGGTCATCTGCTGCTTGCCGTAGTTGAGGAACTCCTGGTCCTCAGCAGACAGCCGACGGTTGCCCGACAGCTCGTACTCGCCCTTCGTCCCGGCCCCACCTGCCTGCTCGCCCTTGCCACCACCGGATGCCTGGGCGGGATAGGAGCCAGCGTTCCGCTCCTCATCCTCGTCGTCATCCTCGTCATCGTCGTCCTCCTCGGCTTCCTTCTTCTTGGCGTTGAGGACGGAGATGGTGTAGGGGTCCTGGCAGTTAACGAGCAGCTCGTCGAGGAAGCGGATGCGTGCGTTCCTGGTGAGCTTCTTGGCAGCCGCTCGGTGCATGGCTGCCTTGTTTTCGTGGGCGTGCTGCATCTTCGTGTTGCCTTCGTCCTCATGGAACTCGGCAGCACTTTCGTGGGCCGCAGCAGCCTTCATATGAGCACCCTTGGATTTCGTTCGCTCGGCGTGAGCCGAAGCTGCGTTGGCCTTGCCAGACGGGTCTCGCTCCGTCGAGGACTTGCTGGCCTTGTTCTTGCCACCACCCCCCTTGCCGCCCGGAGGGTTGTCACTGGCGAACGCTGCCTGGACCTGGCTCCGGTCTGCTCCTTCCAGATGCCCAGGAGGGGAGTCGTTCAAGGTGAAGTCGTACATGGAATCTCCTTCAGGGTTGCTGGGGTCGGACTCGATGTTCATGGTGGTTGCATGGCAGCTCGCTGCTCGACGGTGGAGCATCGCTGCGTTCTCATGTTCCTGGGCCGATGCCTCGTCACCATCCTTGCGGAACTTCTTGGCAGCCTTGTCATGCGACTTGGCAGCGTCGATGTGCGAGTCGGCTGCGTTGTCACCGTAGCCGTTACCGCTATGGTCCAGGGCAGTCAGAGCGTGCTCGCGTGAAGGACCGTGCTCGGCCATCACCGAAGCTCCGGCTGCCTCTCGGCTGGCATTGTGCGGGTCCATGTTCTCCACGGGCTCGCCTTCAGAGTTGTACAGGTGCATGGGAGCCCTCTCATGTTCGCTGGGGTCGAAGTCACCACTGGGCAGGGCCGCATCTCCCTCCGTGCCCTTCTTCGTGGGGGTTGCTACTTGCCGGCCATCGAAGCCCTCGGGATTATCTTCACCCACCAGCTCGGCGGCTGCATCCTGCTCTTCCAGCTCGTCTTCGGCCGGCTCGAACTTTGGCTTGCGGCTGGGGCCACCATACTGAGGATTGCCGCCCGTGTCCTTGTAGCCTCGCTGGGCTGCGTTATGGGGCCGGCCCTGATACTGCTGCGAGGAAGGATGCCGAGGCTGGGGCTGATTCGTCACCAGCTCATAGGGCTGGACGCCCATCTGCATTGCCAGGTTGATGATGAACTCTGCGTTGCTCACCTTGCCTCGCTTGCCCTTGCGGGCTCTGGCTGCCTGGGCCATCGGTCCCTTGACGCTGGGGCCAGGACCGCTAGGCATCTTGTGGTTCTTGTCTGAGGTGTGCTCGCCGTGTGCCCAGCTCTCAGCGATGTCCGGCTCGGCCCACCACAGGTACTTCCGCTGCTGCTCCGATGCGAAGTTGGCATCGTTCTGGGCCGGCTGCTGAGGTTGCTGCTGCTGGAGACGAGTCTGGTAGTCGGCTACTCGCTGGGCCGCTGCGACACTGCCCGATGCGACTGCCTGCCCCGGCCCAGGAGCCTTCGGCTGACGAGCCCCACCACCAGCTCCCCTGGCATTCTTGGCGAGGCAGTCGGCACACTGGCAGTTGCGTCCGCAATCGCTGTTCTGAGTAATAGGCTTGCCAGTAGCCTCAATATGTCCGTGGCCCCACCCCTTTGACTCGACGTGCTTGAGGTGCCCACTCTTAATGAGGTTAACGGCTGCCTGGTGAACAGGATTCTTGAGAGGGTTATAAGAGTCGAACTTCTTATAACCTAGGGCATCTCTCATATCTCCCATATATTTCCCAGAGGAAGAGGCACCTCCTACTGAACCGCCGTTAACCTTACCGTTATCAGAAACGTATTTATGGACTTCCTTTTCTAGGTCTTTACCTTTGAGTCCCTTAGAGTACTGGTTGACCCCTTCAGGGTTGGAGTTGTTTATACCACTCACGGTGGCCTTCCTCCCGCCCTTCGGTCAGGTAGGGCACTGCGGCTTGCTGGGGGGCTGTTGTGGTGCTCTGGCGTTGGTAGTAGGAAAGTGCTTCGCTAGTA